TAGTTTTAGTAAACAATCAATTTATAACAAACTTAAACTCATTACAAACTATTAACGGAGGTAATACAAATTCTTACGTGCCAAATTACACTTTCGCAAATAATTTAAGTATCTTAGTAAACTTTGTACTTTCGCAATTATTTATTATTGCAATAGGCGCACAACAAAAGAGGGTAGTTACATTAATGGAAGACAGTAATGTAATACTTTTGACGCATAAATATTATGGACTAGAAGCAGATGATGCAACTATTGAAAATTTTATAAGTCAAAATAATATAGGCATAAGTGAAATCATTAACATTGAAAAAGGTAGAGAGATAATTTATTACGTATGATTTTAAAAATAAATGATAGATTTAGAAATCGTAAAGTTGACTTTTTTAATGAATTTACATTAAATTTGGTTTACAATTCCAATGCCTCACAATTTCGTTTTAATTATTATTTTGATCCATTAAATCCTGAGCATAAAGAGATGTCTTGTGTTACTCATTTCCATGAAGTAACCTTAGAACATGAAGGTATTTTGTTGCTTACTGGTGTAATTACAAATCAATCATTTAAACAAAGCTCTGTAAAAGAACTTACTGCTTTTAGTGGTTATTCAAAGGCTGGGGTTTTATCCGATTGCGAAATTCCTCCAAGCATTTACCCATTGCAAAGTGATGGATTGAGTTTAAATCAAATTGCAAATAAATTAATACAACCGTTTAAACGAAATTACGGATTAGATTACAAAATAGATCCTTCCGTTTTATCGAAAATGAATCAATCATTCGATACTTCTACAGCTTCAGAAACTCAGACTATTATTGATTATTTGAGTGAACTGGCAAAACAGAAAAACATTATTATTTCGCATGATGTTGAAGGAAATCTATTATTTACAGAAGCTAAAACGGATGGTAAACCGATATTAGAGTTTGATCTAAGCGAGGGAAGCATGCCGGGGACTAATTTCACAATGACATACGATGGTCAGGGAATGCACTCACATATCACAATGCAAAAACAAGCCGATATTGAAGGTGGCAATGCTGGTGAGGAAACCATTAGAAACCCTTATGTTATTGGTTCTGTTTATAGACCAACGGTAAAAAGTCAAAGTTCGGGCAACGACAACAATACTTTGTCCGCAAGTCAACGTGCATTAGCGAATGAATTAAAAGGCGTAACTTTGACAATTGAAACAGATCGTTGGTTAATAGATGGTAAGATGCTAGAGCCAAATAACACGATTACTATTATAGCTCCAGAACTTTATATTTACAGAAAAGAAACATTCTTTATTGAATCAATAAATTATGAGGGAAATGAAAGTCAAACGATAGCAACGTTAAATTGCGTTCTTCCAGAGGTTTATAACGGAAAAACGCCAGTTTCTATATTTAGAAAAATTAATTTACACGCACAAGAAGAATGATAAATGTAACAAAGACGATATCGACAAGTATAAAAAACGCAGTGCGCTTTGTGAAGTTCTTACGCATGGGTAAAAGTGATGTTCAGGAATGCAGACAATCGTCTCCATTTGGTATTGATTCAGCACCAACAAAAGATATGGCAGCTATTTACGCAAAAACTGCTGAAGTTGGTAAACCAGTTATAATTGGTTATATTAACAAGAATCAAATTGCAGAAGCTGGAGAAATACGTATATTTTCAACTGATGAAAATGGCACGGTTAAAATTGCGCTACATTTGAAGAACGATGGAACAGCTGAATTTGGAGGGAACAGTGATAATATGGTTAGATATTCAGTTTTGGAAACGGAATTTAATAAATTGAAAAGTGATTTCAATAATTTAGTTTTGAGTTATAACACACACGTTCACCCGTATGTTGGATTGCCATCAACAGTTCCTGGATTAACAACCCCAACCGCAACACAAGGGACTTCTTCTACAGCTGATGTTTCAGGTTCTAAAATTGATGAAATAAAAACACTATAAATAAAATAAAATGAATAACGGAATATTATTTTTTCAGCAAGGCACGGCGAATTTGACACATGATCAAATAATTGCACGTATAGCACAAGTCGATGCTATCACAGATGAATTATTAAATACCGCTTTATTATTGGTGACTGATGGTCAGATTGCCGAATATGACCTTGACACAGGTCAATCAAAACAAAAGGTTGTTTATCGTTCAACCTCCGATGTTTATATGGCTTTAGATTTTTACGACAAACTTAGGGGGCGTTTACAATCAAAATTAGTGCCTAGAGCAACAAGGTTAATGGACTACAAAAATATTCAATAATGAAAATATTAGGATTTGAAATAGGAGGTAAATCAAAGATTGAAACTCCAAATTTGACAAGCACAACGCCAAAAAATGAAGCAAGTTTTGAAGCGGTTGGATCATGGGGGCGCGCTTACACAAAATCTTTTGATGGTGAAAAGAACTTTGGAGAAGTAGGGCCGATTATTAATTACCGTCCAGATTATATTGGTTTGCGTTATAGAAGTTGGCAAGCTTATTTGGAATCAGATATTGCAAAAACAATATTAAATAGGTTTTCAGTTTGGATAATTGACAAAGGTTTGCGTTTGGAAGCAGAGCCAAAAACAAAATTATTAAATAAAATTGGTATTAATTTTTCTGATAGCGAAGGATTTAATGACATTATAGAGTCTCGTTTTAGCGTTTGGGCGAAATCAAATTTATCTTCTTATGATGAAAATCAACCTTTCAATGAGCTTGCAAAAGAAGCATTTAAAAACGCTAAAATAGGAGGTGATGTTGTTGTGATTTTGCGCTATAAAGATGGAAAATTTACAGTTCAATTAATTGATGGAGCGCACCTTGGTAGTCCATTTGGGAACAAAGGTGCAAACGATGGAAATAAGATTATTAACGGAATCGAGGTTGATGAAAAAGGAAAGCATATAGCCTACCATATTCACAAATCATTGAATAATTATGAGCGTATAGAATGTTATAACGAGTCTGCAAAATTAAAACAAGCATTCTTATTTTATGGTTCAAAATATAGATTAGGAGACAACAGAGGGCTTCCAATTATTTCAACATCTATTGAGTCACTCAAGAAAATTGAACGGTACAAAGAAGCTGAAATTGGTAATGCAGAAGAGATTGCAAAAGTAGCGTATCAAATTATTCATCAAGCTTTCTCAGATGAATCAACGCCTTTTATGAACCAGATGCTAAAAATGGAAGGTTCAAATGGTGGGGGTCAAGATGCTTTTTCAACAGATGATGCTGGCAATAAAATTGCGACAAGTGTAACTGCAACAACAAATAAACAAGCCTTCAATATGACAAGAGGATCTAAAATAGAACCTCTAAACCATGGAAATGGAAAACTTTCATTTAAGGAATTTTATCAAACCAATGCTAACGTAATTTGCGCATCAATTGGAATACCTCCAAACGTAGCGTTTTCAATTTACAATGATTCTTTTAGTGCATCAAGAACAGCTACAAAAGATTGGGAACACACAATAAGTTTTGAGCGTGACGATGTGACAAATCAATTTTACGCACCGATTTACGCGTTTTTCTTACACATTCAGATAATCGAAGGATTGGTTAATTTGCCCGGTTACTTGGCAGCGCATAAAAACGATAATTACTTGGTTTTAGAGGCTTACAGAAATTGTAGATTTACGGGGCCTATGTTCCCGCATATTGATCCATTAAAAGAGGTAAAAGCAGAACGTGCTAAACTAGGTAAACTAGCGGAAAATATGCCGTTAACTACATTGGAAAAATCCACAGAGACCTTATATGGTGGAGATTCAAGGTCAAACATGGAACAATTCGGGCGTGAAATGCAAGAAGCTATTAATAATGGAATTGAAGAGGAACAGATAGTTATAGAAGATGAATAAATTAAAAACTCCGAGTGTTATTGCTCGGAGTTTTTGTTTACTGTTTAAAAATAAAAGTTTCAATTTCCTCAGCTATTTCTTTAACTGTTTTTTTGTCATAATAAGAACTTTGATCTTTAGTCGTTAATTTTATTCTCATTGCATCATTGTAGCAATGCAGTCTTAATTGCGCTCTCTCGTAATCTGTCATTCCCAACCTTAATGGTTTTATCCTAGGGAAATCTGTAACTCCCATAATATATTTATTTTACTTTTTTGGCTACTCTATAAAGTTTTCACCTACCCTTTTAATATGTTGTTTTATGAATTTTACCAGCTCCAATTAGCGTTCCTAAAAATGTAAAAATTAAGAATACCCAATCCCAACCGTAATCAAAACCACCGTGTAACAATGAGTGCATTAATTGTGC